CTAAACAAGATTTCTGGAGACACATAGCAGAACAAAGCAAGGACTCATTTAATCACTTAAAATTACTTATTGAGTATATGGAGGGTAAGCCTACAGACGATACAGGCTCGTCAGGTGCTATAAAGACCGACGTGCCGATTATAAACTTTTTCTCTGGAACAAAAAGTAGAGATGAATTAGACAACACAATTGATATAACAACTGAAGAAGATGACAATTAAAGACAAGATTATACGAGCAATGTACGACGTAGAAGTCGTATTAGTAGATGGATTTGACGATGCATTAGTAGGAACTGAATGGTACACTGGCAGAGCGATCTATGACGTGGAGCTGATGATAGAATCTCTTATGAGAGAAGAAGGTATGGAGATGACTGATGCTATGGAATTTCTAGAATACAATGTTCTTACTGCATACGTAGGCGAAATGACACCAATATTCATAAACACATATCAATATGATTAAAGGACCTCAGTTAAATGATAAATATGGAGTTCTATTTGTAGAGGAAAGTAGGTACTTTGTACTTACAGGTGGTCGTGGTTCAGGTAAATCCTTTGCTGCGACTGTCTTTTTAGTACTGCTTACATACGAGGCAGGTCACAAGATCCTTTTTACTCGTTATACGATGGTATCTGCGTCTTCTTCTATTATTCCTGAATTTATTGAGAAACTGGAACTCTTAAACGTAATAGAGGACTTCCGTATCACTAAGGATGAGATCACGAACATTAAGACTGGTAGCTCAATCATATTTAAGGGAATAAAAACTGCTTCTGGAAACCAGACAGCAGCACTTAAATCGCTGAACGGTATTACTACATTCGTATTGGATGAAGCTGAAGAGCTTATAGATGAGGATGTATTTGATAAGATTGACCAGTCAGTTCGTGTGAAGACTAAACCGAACCGAGTAATCCTTATTTTGAATCCAACTACAAAAGAACACTGGATATACCAAAGGTTCTACCAGAACAGAGGTATTCCTGATATGTACAATGGCACTAAGGAGAATGTGACATTTATTCACACGACATATGAGGACAATATCCGAAACTTATCAGAATCATTCTTGGAGCAAATAGAGGATATAAAAAAGAGAAGACCTGAGAAGTATGAACATCAGATCTTAGGAGGATGGCTAAACAAAGCAGAAGGTGTAATCATTACTAATTGGCGTATTGGAGAATTCAATGATAACTACGATATCATATATGGTCAAGATTTCGGATTTTCGGTGGATCCCACAGTTTTGGTAAAATTATCGATAGATAAAAGAGGTAGACGTATCTTTGTCAAAGAAATGTACGGAAAGACACATATGTCTACTACTGAGATAGCATCTTGGAATACACGATACGCAGGTCCTGATCTAATTATATGTGATTCAGCAGAGCCTCGATTGATATCAGAAGTAAAACTAAAGGGATGTAATCTAAAGCCTACGATTAAAAGAGCAGGGTCAATCCTTACAGGGATTGCACTGCTGCAAGATTTTGATATTATTGTTGATCCAGATTCTACTGAGATCGTAAAAGAATTGAATAATTATGTATGGTCCGATTCTGGTAAACAAAGACCTGTAGACAAGTGGAACCACAGAATTGATGCTATTAGATACGCAGCTCAATATGCATTAGCTAATTTTTCTCGAGGAAGTTATGTAATTAGATAATTATTTTGTATATTTGAAAATGTCGAACATCACTGGTTGCCTAAACCAGACTAAACCACCGAATAAAAGTAGGTGGTTTTTTTATGCCTAATTCTTAAACGCAGTGGGTTCTTAAACATAGTAGGGTTTCTTAAACATAGTAGGTTCTTAAACATAGTAGGGTTTCTTAAACGCAGTGGGTGTTTTGGCAGATCCTTAGATTGGCGGCCTGCCCTCGATTTTTTTCATTGCGTCCAAATGACACATTCTATTGCGTCAGATTTACACAATGGAAATGCTGCCGATCATTTGTTAAAAAAATTTAACATTTAGCCCAATAACAAGTTTCTAAGCAATTCTTAACTTTGCGTGTATAACACAAAAATTTTTTATTATGCTTATGAACAAGTTTTTAGAGGCTACTAACGATGGGAGAATCTTTAGTGCCACATTCGTAAAAAAAGATGGGACAATCAGAACCATCAATTGCCGCAGAAAAGTAACCAAAGGCGTTACAGGAAAAGGTCTTGCATTCAAGCCAAGTGACAAAGGTCTAATGGTCGTATTTGATATGGTCAATGATGGATTCAGAATGATTAATCTGAATACGCTTATCGAGGCGAAAGTTAATGGTCAAATCTTTAAATTCTCTATCTAATGAAAAGGTTTAAGATAATTGTAACTAAGACCATCGAAACCGAAATCTTAGTTAACGCAGAAAGTTTAGAGATAGCTATGGAATCAATGTCAGGAGGTAACTACGATGAAGAGATTGATTATGAGATGGCACAGCAATGGAATGTTACTGATTCAGATTACGATATTTGGGAGGTTCCTGATAAAGTGGTTTGTAGATGGGCAAGAAAATGTGATGCTACAGGAGAGGGAATGAATCAGGGATATGTCTATGGAGATGGCGAGAAGTACTTCAAGTATGAGAAGGACTTGATTGCCTATATCAGAGAGGGTGCTGATGAGTCTTTTAACGATGCCTCTGATGAGTTTCTACTTAATCAGGCATACGAGTTAGATGAGTACTATTGGACTGAATGGGAGTCTCCTGAAGAAGACCAATGGTATGAACTAGAAGATGGAAGTATAATTTATGATGAAAATAAATAAGCTATGGACTACTCAATGATTAAAAAAGGCAATAATGACCTTATAAGATGGAACTACTATGTGGAGTATATGTCTCCTGTTTTATACGCTGTCAACAGCTACGAAGAAGATTTCTACGGATTCGATACCCTAGAAGATGCTCAGGCATTTGTCAATGAATTTCCTAACCTACAATACTTTTAAAGATATGAATTCATTTGTAAGAAAATTCTACGCACTTTTAAACGAGTATCACGACCTTAGAGATGAGCTTTCAGATGATGAGCTTCACGATGAAATCTATTGGGACATAGTTGGCTATAATAAACTAGCTTTGGATGAGGATGCTGAACTATATGTAGATGAGCTAGAAGGCCGAATCGAAGCCCTTAAGACCTATGTCAAAGCTAAAAAGATGTTGAACCAATACCCTCCAATATTCTGTTAAGCTATGGATAAAGAGATGAACATCAAAATTGACAGCAAAGCATTCATAGATTGGTACTTCAAACTAGAGGATGCTCATTGGGTGCTTGAGGATATAAAGTTTACCCTTAACACAAGAGGCGAATACAAGCTTCAGATTGAACAACTGTTCTCGGAGGTAATAAAGATACCTTCGCACCTTAGAGTTGATTACATTAGCTCTAAGCATAGGAATCAGGAGTATAGACCTTATCAATGTATGCTTATATGAATCAGGAGAAGATAAGGGAGCTAGAGGAGGCCATAGAATCCGAAGCTCGAAAGCCGAGACCTAACTATGATACGATAAATATTTTAATCGGAGTCATAAGACAACTAAAGAACATTGAATAAAAATAAAAGCCCAATCTCAAAAGGATTGGGTTTTTTTATTAAACGCAGTAGGTGTTTTAGGATTCTTAAACGCAGTAGGTAGATTACCAATTTCTTAAACGCAGTAGGTTCTTAAACGCAGTAGGTATTTTGCTAGATTTTTCCAATCGCCATTGTGTCATCTGTACGCAATACATTGTGTCCATCGTACACATTCTCATTGTGTCCAAAATACACAATAGATTGTGTCATTCTTACGCAATACAATTGTGTCATCTGTACGCAATACAATTGTGTCATTCTTACACAATAGGAGACAGCTCTCAATGTGTCAAATTTACGCAATATGTTTCTGGGCTTCATCATATGTGAACAAATTAACAACAAATAAAAAATCTGTAACAAGGGCGATTTGTTAAAATTTTTTTTAACATATTGCAAGAGTTAAAAATATTTGTTTATATTTGTCAATAATTATTAACACAAAAATTTAAGTACTATGAACAATTCGAAACCTTTTACAGCAATTAATTTATTGATTAAGTTTAACAAATTAAGCGACTCCGCAAAGCTTCAATTTATGCAGATGACAGCCGACGCCCTCAACGAAGGTGTCAGTCTATTAGACAACGCAATTAATAAAGAAAATTTATTACTCCTTTTAGAAGAAGAGCGAGAAGGCCTTAAGATGTGGCTAAAAGATGAGGATGTATTGAGCGATTTTGAGCCTGTCGATTACAGAGAAGAGAGAATATTTGACAGAGGATTTTCTGAAGGCCTTAGAACCGCTAAAGGGATAGCCAAAGAACTATAATAAATTAACTAATCAGGCCCTGCGGGGCCTTTAATCTTTATCAATATGAAAACACAAATCACAAAAAGTAACTACACAATTAAGAACCTGTTAAGCTCTGGAGACAGCAACGCAAAGACCTCTAAAAATGACGCTAAAACTTTTATCCTTTATCTGGTCCCTGAGAGGCTCAACGACAAAGGCATTAATTTATGCCCTAATGCCTCAGAGGGCTGCAAGGCCGCCTGTCTCTTTACAGCTGGTCGAGGCGTAATGAAACCAGTTAAAGCTGGGAGATTAAATAAGGCTAACTATTTCGTTTACGAGCGTGAGAATTTTTTAAATCAATTGGCTGCCGAAATTCTCAAACAATACGCCAAAGCTAAACGACTAGGTTATAGGGTATATTTTAGGCTCAACGGCACTAGCGATGTTGATTTTTATACGCTCCTTAAGAGATACGCTAATTTAGATGTTGAGAGCCTCTCAGACGCTGCAAGCTTCTATGAATACACAAAGACCCTAGCGTATATTAAGAGGCATAAAGGAGCCTCAAATATTACTTATACTTTTAGCCGCTCGGAGATTAACTCTGCTCAATTGCCTCTGGCTATTTCTTTAGGTGCAAATATTGCAGCTGTATTTAGCGGAGACCTCCCTGAGACCTATCTCGGAGCTCCAGTAGTTGACGGAGATAAGAGCGACCTCGAAATGTTAAAATATAAGGGCGTTATTTTAGGCCTCAAAGCTAAGGGCGAAGCTCGCAAAGATGACAGCGGCTTTGTTATTGAATCATCCAAAATTGACAGCGATGAGATATAAATTTACCCCACAGGAGACCATAGCCCTAGAGAATATACTCCTGAAGCTAGACAGGGCTGGAGAGCTCCCTCCAGAGCTCCAAAAATTAGAGCTTTGTTTAATCGACTATCATAGCCCTTTTAACTGGATGTAATAAACTAACAGGTATTTTATAAGGCCCTCTTTTTGAGGGCTTTTTTTATGGGTGATGTTAGCTCCCTCTCTTTTCAAATCAACCCCTCCAATCGAACTATTTTTACAGTGATCTATGAGCTATTTTAAGGCCCTGTAACGAACGATAAACTCAAAAGGGTATGAAGACATTGGCGTAAAATGAAAGTGTGGGAGTTTTAATAACTAGGTTAGATCAAATCAACAAAAAACGAAATAAGACAGCAATTACTGAAAACTCTTTTGCTTAAAAATCGATTTTCGAAATTTAGAAAAATAGAAAAATTATGAAATGAACTGGGAAGATGCTTCAAAGGCATCTGAACAGTTGGTCGCCTCCCTAAGATTATTTTGGTGGTAATATCACTCGGCTGTAAGATAAATATTTTCAGTAGATGATAAAGGAGAAGATCTGTTTGATAAAGGAAAATGATTTTAGAATATAATTACCCCAAGACCTCTACCTTGTAGGTTATTGATGTTCCTCCAACAGCAGCTATGTAGCCTGCTGTGTCTGAACTATAACAGCTCTCCTGTAGTAAAAGCTGATGTCTTAAGTAGACCTACATAAGGTACATCATTTTTTCAAGAATTTGTTGTACGTTTTTCGGTTGATAACTCAAAAAGTTTTCAACAATAGCTGTCTAACTTGGATTTAAGGCAAAAAAAACCCTGCGTACTGTGCTTCGGCAGGGTTCTTTGCTTATCTATTTCGTCTAGGTCTCATCAGCTCCAAATTTTATAGTCTCCCTAGCTGACTTTCGATGCAGGGACAGGAATCGAA